GTGGAATGTTGTTGATGTCCATGTTGTTTTGCGTAAGGTATTTGTTACCTAGGCATTTTGTTATACAAAATGTCCGTGTATGCTGTGATGTGCAGCAGTACGCGGTATCATTATGAAGTAGTCTTGGTACTACGGTTCGTGATATAAAAGTATTGAACCATCCCGATTGTTGTTGATATTGGGAAGTTTTGCGAAGGGAATGTAAATGTCCGGGCGGTTTACATAAACTGTGTGTTAGTGGTCTGATGTAGATCTGTAACACAACTGCGCTAGCTAATTTAGCTATTCAAAACCAGTGCGCGCTGGTAATTGCATGGAAGCAGTGAGCAGTCTCTCTTTTCTTATTTTGAATCAGAAGTCACCTCCCAATTAGGGTAGTTGGGTGTAAGTTGATACTTAATTTAGAATTGAGTCTGTGATCTGTCGTTTGCAATTAGTCATAGAGAGTATATTTGGTGAATACGAGTATTGCTATTTGTTTAGTGATGCAAGTATCGTGTTATACACCCCTTACGGGGGGATTGTATTTAGCACACCACTGTGTATGATATTAGATTTTTGGTATAATAGTAGTAACCTTTTCAGTGTTTCACGTATATCTTACTTCCCTGGTTAGGATAAGAATACGCGTCTCGCCCTTCCAACGGGCCTGGGACTGTCTTGGATCTATTATTTGAGTTAATCCAATTGTTTGTAGTATGTATTGCATGTGGTTAAGTGTGCATGAAAACGTCAAAGAATGTATCTATGGGTATGGGAAGCCGTAACAAATTTATTATCATGAGTATTAAAATTGAACCAAACCAAACCATTGAAGAGATGTTGTGTACCGGTTGTACCGGATATGAGCCAAACCACCAATTAAATGGCTCGCATACGATAGTAAGTACTGAAGGGTACTTATCGGATGATGAAGTAATCATCCAAAACCCTCGGTTGAAACGGGGCGCTGATGCGCCCCATGGATCCAATTGTGCTGCTTTCGCTGCCATTGGCGGCAAAAAGATTAGTGCACGACAGAAATGGAAGAAGAAGAAGGAAGCTGGTCGGCGCGAGAAAGCGAGAGAAGTGTCTTTGCGTAGACAAACCCCTAGGGTGCTTTTGGAAGAGCCCCAGGTCGTAGAAGAAGTCAAGGATGAAATTGAGGTTCTTGCGGATAGAAAACCAACCAAGCTGAAGAAGATTCTGCACGAGATGGTTATGGAAGCCAATAAGAAGAACAAACACCTCAAGAAGATGAGGAAACTTGCCAGGCGAGTCACTACTGAGGGAGACAATCCTTATGGTCTCTCATCCGATGAGGAGAAAGAACCACTGCCGATAGATGGCGGTTTTTACTCTAAGATTAAGGGTATATTTGGTCAGCGCACTGCCCTTGTTGCGAGCAATGATGAAATTTCTAATAGAGAACATATTGATGAATTTGATGAAGATTCAGAATTGACGGACGTAACGCCCCAAATCACCCCAAATTCGTATTTTGAGAGACTGTTATCATGGGAAAGGGGTCAGAACCCCAATTGGCGTGGTACGGCTTTTGAGCTAGAGAAGGATAGCTTTCATGCGTGGGAGAAATCCCAAGTAAGATGGTCCTTGCCAACTTCGTTTTTGCGAGCATTGAATCCCGTATTGGATCTTCTTGGGAAGGAAAACAAGTTGGTAAGTACGATTGCTGATGTTATCTCTTTCTTATATTTGATTCGGAAGAGTGACTCGGCAATCGGTTACATGATGGTAGTACGTTGGCTTGTTTGTACGTCGATGAGTAATTTCACGAGTATAGAACAGAGCGCGGCAATAGCGGCGATAGGATCGTTATCAGGTTTGGTAGCACTATTTCGCACGGCTTACGCAGCATTCAAGACAAGTACTGGTGTTGTCACAGAGGGCTTAGTCTCTGATTCTCTGGACAAGTTTGCTTCTTTCATTAAAAGCATTCATAATTGTTCCGTCATGTCGGCGATTAAGGCTATTGCGATGTCTATCGCAGCCTTGAAACTTTTTGATATGTCCATTGCAAAACAAGTTTTTTCGTGGTGTGGAAAACCCCTTGAATCCAATCCTGTAGATTTGGTGTCTAATATTATATCCTCTATAGGTTCGGTTGTACGAGCGGGAGAGCTAATGATGGAAGGTGTTCCAATTTGTGACGCTCTCTTCGGGGATGATCCTTTACAGATTGCGTTGAATACGGGTCGTAAGTTAGTATCATATAGGAATATGTTATATTATGGTCTACCCGTAGAGGGTAGGATGAATGAATCGGATTTCGTTCGCGACGCCAATGAAGTATTACCTATATTGCGGAGTGCTATGAAAAAAGTTAATCCTTTCACTCCAATCTTCAAGCAGTGCAGTGAGATAGTCACGACACTTCACCCTGTGGTTGAAGGTGTAAAAGCCCGGATACTAGGGTCGAAACGTATGGCCCCGTTTGGGGTTATTGTGACGTCGAAACCTGGTGTTGGGAAGAGTAGTGTATTGCCTTGGGTTTGTAGGATCCTTGCAGACGTTATGAACAGGCAGTATAGCGAGCACCAGAATTTCCATAGGATTAAATCCTCGGACTTCTGGGAATGTTATGATACGTTTGTCCATAATGTGGTGCATTACTCTGAGTTGGGTGACCAAACAGCTGCCCTTGCGAAGCAGATGGGTGATGATATAATCAAGGAGTTAACGTCAGTTATCGATAATGTTCCTTTGCCATTAAATGTAGCGTTTGAAGATAAGGGAAAAGTCTTCTTTAACGCGGAAATGGTCATAGCAGACACTAACAATCCCTCTCTCAATTTGAAGCACTTTGTTAGCAATCCGGCCGCTTTTTTGCGCAGGTTTTTGTTTATCACTGTTGAAGTGAAAGACGAATTTCGCGTGGAAGGCGGGTGTGGGATAGATGTTAACAAGTGTGATGATGATTTGCGCATGATGGATCGATTTCTGTTTACCATTCATTGGGAGAAACAGATCGACAATACGAAATCGGAGAAAATCGTGTTGGCTAACCTTGTTGATTGTGACGTAGCATATGATATAATTTCATTGATGATGAGACGCCATTTCACGCACCAGCGTAGAATTGTCGGCAGGGCTGAGGATGACGTGAAGCAGCATTATGGATCAATTCCTGAAAATAATGTTTTTGACATAGACGCAGATATATATGCTGAAGTAGAAGCAGAAGGCGATTATGTAGATTATTATATTCATAAAGTCGAGCAAGGCTACAATGGAATCAGCAACTGGATTCAACCAAAGTTGCAATATTGTAGATATTTGTTTGAGTACACTAAGTATATTGGATTTTGTACCAATGATTTGGTGCAATCTCAGACTTCCAGTTTATTGTATTCATTCATTCCAGATATTTGGATATCGCGCATACATCGTTGGACTGCTGTGTTGGTACAATTGTTGATTGTTGCATTTACAATTTTTACCGCGACTCAGAGTGTAGCTCTGGCTTTGATTTTCTTTTTCATCATGAGTCTAGCTCTGCAGAATTTGTTTGTCGAACCCGTGGGATTAGAGGTAGCCCGTCGGGCTGCTTTGCGCGAGCGCCGTGATCTTGCATTGAGAAGATTTAACGTTGCATTGGGTAGAGATAAGGTTAACGTCTTGTTTTATACGGCAGCCGCACTGGGGTCATTTGTTATGACTTATGCCGTCGTGCGGATGTTCTGGAAAGCAATTTCTAGCGTGTTTACCGAGGCAGAGACGGAGTTTAAGTTTGAGTCACCGGTTAATAAACAGATAAATGAAGTCGAGAATCTGATTGGATCTCAGAGAGCGATTAAACGCACTCAGGGTTCCATACCGGAGGCTTGGATCACGACTACGCTGAAGACGCCTATTGTTCACACGGGTGACGCACTATCCTTAGACAAGGCTGTGTCTCAAAATTGCCGCTCGGTTCATATCGAGTGGGATAACGGAAATAGTAAATCGTGTGTCCTCGGAGTGTATGCGGATTATGTATTAATTAACAGGCATTGTTTACCTGTTGAAGGAGATTTCACCGTAAAGGTGGACGTTAGTGGTACGGGAGATTTCTCGGCCCACAGAATCACGCTCACCAACATTTCGCAAGTGATACCAGTTACTACGGATGCAGTGTTGTTGCGTCTCTCCTCCATGCAGTTTAAAGATATTACGAAACATTTTTCAGACATTGATTTTAAAGCAGCGAGTGGATACATTTGCGGTTCATTGATTGCGGTTAAGACGATTAGTAAAGTAGAGGCAAGAAATAAGTATCATGGTACGGTAATAGCGAGTCCAGCATTAGAATATGATTGGCCGGGACATAAACGTGGAGCCTGTGGTTCCCCAATTGTGATAGACGTCAGTAAGCGTGCTTGTTTGGTAGGCATACACTTTGCCGGTGATGAGCTAGGAGTGAAAAGTTTCGGGATAAGAGTCAGCAAAACTGTTTTGGATGAAGCTATAGCGACAACCTCTGTTAGAAGAGGATTGATGAACATAGTATCGTTGAGCCCGGAGACTGAATCACATTCTGAACCTCATGCCCGGAGTCCTTTCAGGTTTGAGAACCTGAATGTGATAGAGTATCTTGGTTCTGATGGCAAGCCTGCCAATATGAATAACAAGTCTAGTATCACCAAGTCCCGTTTTGGTAGTGAGGTGAGTTCGCTTTTGTCACAGAGCGGGCTGAATAAGACACAAGTTTTTGCGGCACCTTTGTTGAGACCAACCAAAACGGGAAGCGGTGTATGGATTAACCCTTTCACTATAAATCTCCATAAGATGAATACCACGAAGAAGAGTATTAGTGCAGTTGCTTTAAGTCGGTGTGTGAGACGGTTTGTTGCGCATATCGTATCCCAGGTTGGTGAAGATCTTTCTCCACTCACTATGGAACAGGCCATAAATGGGTCTAATGATGATGCTTACTTGCGTAGGATTAATGTGCGCACCGGTGCTGGTTATGCTTTCAAGGGAAAGAAATATCAGCATTTGCCAATATCTGTTGACGAACCTGGTAATTTGTTGAGAGAACCAAATGGGGAGCTTAAAAAACTCTTGATGTCAAAGATGTCACATTATTTCAATGGGCAATCCACTGGTGCTATCTTTGGCGCTAAATTGAAGGACGAACCTAGAGCCATAGAGAAAGTATTGAAGGGGAAGACTAGGATGTTTTTCCCATCACAGGTAGACTTGCTCATAATTTCCAGGATGGTGTTAGCACCTTTCTTTACGATGATGGTTGCCAATAGAGATGTTATGAAGTGTGCTGTCGGGATTGATATGCATACTGAAGGAGATTCGTTTAGGAAAAAACTCGTAGAGTTTAGTGTTAATATATTTGAAGGTGATTATGGTGGTTTTGATACGTCGATGCCCTATGAGATAGGTTTGGCAGCGTCTACTGTTATCCACGAAGTTTGCAGGATCAAAGGTTATAGTGAAGAAGCATTGAAGTTGCTGGAGGGTGTTTTAACTGATAACTTATTTCCGGTGGTTGAAGTCAACGGGGACATTATGAATATTCCTGGTTTAATGACCAGTGGATCGTATGGGACGGCTGAGTTCAATTGTATTCGAAATGTATTACTAATGATGTATTTTTTTGAGACACACGAGGTGCTCACCCTCGATGACTTTTTCAGTGAACTTGTTGTCACCACATATGGCGATGACGTAGTTGGTGCGGTTTCTGATAAGATTGCACCATACTTTAATTGCTTGAGTTATTCTAGCTTTTGTCGTGAACATTATGGAATGGAATTCACTACGTCGTCGAAAGGTGAAGTCGAGTTGCCATTCGTAGACGTAGAGTCTATGTCATTTTTAAAGCGTAATTTCATATATAATAAGGATATCCAGAAATGGGTTGCAGTTCTCGATGTTAACACTTTATTTAAGATGGTTGAATGGGTGTCTTTACCAGACGATGTCACTGAGTCGGATCATGCTATATCCATATTCACATCGCTGTTGTATGAGATTGCACTCAGGTTTTCCAGAGATGAATTTATTCACTTTAGGTATAAACTAGCAGACATCTGTAACAGGGTATTTGGTTTAGAAGACGTCGCGTTACCTACGTGGCGTCGAATAGTTTGTAGGATAAATCCCGAAGCTATCGTTCTAAGGGAGGAAGAGGAACGCAACCCAGAAGTAGGGTCGGACAAATGTAACGAGTCCGATTACGATCCTGGGCTGAAAATAAGTTGCGAAAGTTTGGTGGGAGACTTTATGTCGAGTCCCCATTTTTTATATAATAAAATACAACGACAGAACAATAATAGTGAATTAATTGCGAAGCTAGAGAAGCGTAAAATAGATTTGGAATTGGAACATAAGGAATTACTTGACCAGATGGACGGACTTCATCCTCTTGAAAAGTTGATGGGAACGAGTATGAGTGCAGACAGCCCATACAGAACCCGTAGGGATCTGTACAGGAGTGTCTGGGCGGAAATCGATTCAATCAATTTGACATTGGCTATGTATCGTCGGATGAGACGTAACATTATGCATGGGTTAAGCACCATCACGGAGTCTGATGATATGAGTGCAGGTACGATTGATGTGGGAGCGGAGACCAAAGTTGAGAATATCATTGATGTAACGGGTGGGTTATCCGATATGTCGATGGTAGGAACAGATAGACTTAAGGTTTCTAGCGATGATTTTGACGTCAAAGCGTTTTTGGCGCGTCCGATCCAAGTGGCATCCGTGGTACTGGGACAAGGTGCTTCTTTTGACCTGAAGTATGATATTTGGGATATATTCACTTCCAATCCATCTATCAGAGCAAAACTGCGCAACTTCGCGTTTATGAAGTGTGATCTAGGTGTTAAGATAGCGGTATCTGGCACCCCGTTTCATGCTGGGAGGTTGCTGGTTTCATATCAGCCATTCCCGGATGTAAATGAGACTCTTGGTGGATTTGGTATAACCCACAGAACGGCCAGGTTGAAGTACCTTTCACAGGCGCCAGGGGCGCGTACCATTGATGTGAGGAGCAACAAACCCCTCGATATCGTATGTCCATATGTATCACCTAAGCCAATTGGCAGACTTTTCAATACCGCAACCGGAGTGATTTCAGCCGCATCTCCTTTTGAGGATTTTGCTGAGCTTGGGTCATTATACGTGTCGTCCATCAATAACATTACTGCCTGTTCTACCAATCCTTCTGATGTGTACATGCAAATATATTTATATGCAAAGAACATATCATTACATGGCAGTACGGGAACGCAGATGAGTATTACTACGGAATCTGATGAATGTAATGTTGGGCCCCTCGAACGAATGTCCTCGGGTGCAGTTAAAATATCTAATCTTTTATCTTCAATCCCGATGATTAAACCATATAGCACTATAAGCTCCATCGCGTTTGGTGCTATGCGGGATGTTGCAGCCATGTTCGGTTGGTCATATCCGACATTGGTTTCTGTGCCTACACGCATCAGGCCTGATCCATTCCAGAATGGAGCGCAGGTCGTAGGTGTGGACACTGGAAAGCGAGTGACCATTGATCCCAAGCAGGAATTGGCAATGGAAATTGGCGCTTTCGCTAATGATGGGGATGACTTGGTCATCTCGAGCATTGCCAAGCGTGAGTCATTATTTGACACATTCCCGTGGGAACCCACTGATGATCCACTTCTATCGAGTTTGTGGAGGACCGTGGTCTCTCCACGTGCGCAGAAGTGTGAAGTGATTGAAGGAGCCTATTATGCAAATCCTACTCCGCTTGCATTTGCGGCCACTCCATTTGGTTATTGGAGAGGGGATTTGATTTTTAGAATCGAAGTAGTTTGTTCAGCATTTCATAGGGGTAAGATTATGTTTGTATTTGAGCCAAATATCACGCAGTTCAATTTGATTGGTGCGGCAACTAGCCTTAACAAACAATATGTGAGAATAGTTGACATTCAAGAGACCCAAGATTTTGAGTTCTGTGTAGAGTGGAATATGTCGAGATCGTGGGCGGCAAATTTAACCAATGAGGAAGTGAGGACTTCTGTGGGCGAACATTATGTATTCGATGCGAACATGCCAAATACTTGTAATGGCATATTATATGTGGTGCCATTCACGAGACTCCAATCGCCAGACGACAATGGGGTTGAAATCAATGTTTATGTGAGGTCTGATAAGGTAATTTTCAATAGGATGACTAACGCGTTAATGCCCACATCTCATGGTTATGTCACTGAGAGTGAAATCACTCCGGTCGAGACAACCTGCATGTCCATCTCGAAGGAAGTTTTGCCTATGGAAGGAATTGCCGGTGATTGTTTCGGCGAGCAACCCGTTAGTTTCAGGTCGTTGTTAAAACGATTTATGAATAGTTATTATTATAATGTTGAAGGAGATTCCACTTATTGGCACAAGTTTACCGTCCCGACTTTCCCAGCGCCGAATAGTGAAGCCACATTATACTCATATTTGAAATGGGCGTATCTATGCCAACGAGGCGCTTTGAGGCGTCGTATTCGAGTTGTAACTAAGAATGAAGTCAGTAGTCCCTTAGATGCCCGTGTTCTCGTTTCTAATGAGAATGATGTAAGTGTCAGTGTTAGTACGGTAACCTATACCTCCACGGTCTTTCCGTCCCTGAAGGTAGATGGTACTGTTCAGTTTCTATCTTCCGTAAATGGAGGATATGAGTTTGAAATTCCGTTTTACACTAATAATTTATTTGCATGGGCATGCAACAGTGATCCATTCTTGAGTATATACAACATGAATCCTTCTGCATTACGTACGTATACAATTAACTATGAAAGTTCAACACTAGCACAACTGAATCTCTATGAGATGTTTGCTGCTGGTGAAGATTTCAACTTTGCACGTTGGTTAGGGGCGTACCCTTACCAGCTGTAAACATGTCCACGGGTAGTGGACTTACAAGTTTTGTTTATTTTCTTTTTTTCAATAAATATCCATTTTCTTTATAAAAG